CCCAAGCCTTTTGTGGTGATACCTTCTGCCCATATTTATTAGAAAAATTCTCAGTTACTAATTGTGCAACACTTGCATACTCTTCGGGGTCAGGTGGAATAATAAAAATGTCTCCGATGTTACTAAAAAAATATCTGTGTAATGTCTTCTTTGGTAATATAGCACCTACTCTATTTATGAGACCTTTTGCAACTTCATCACGGTAGTCTGGATTTAGGTAATGTAAGTTACCTCCGAGTAGTTTATCTCCTTGAAAATCCATCACATACACTAGTGGTCTACGATCATAGTATGGATACTTATCAGGAAACTGAGCAGTATATGAAAAGAAACAAAGTTCTCCTATCTCTGGTAGACGAACCTCTGCAACTTCAGAAAGTTCAGTATATAATTCATTTGCAAACCAATCTGGCCCTGTAATAGCAACACCTTGTGCTCTTTCTCTTATCTTTTCTCCGATAGTCATTTGATACCTAGATTATCTTCAGTCATAATTTTAAATTCAAAGTTACGATCCGCACAGAACTCTCTTGCTGCTTTCCATTTTGCTTGGTTAACTGCATATGTTTGCACTGACTGTGCCCAAGACTTTGTTCTCTTCTTTGGATTCACGTTTGGCATTTTTGTTTCTTTCTTTGGTTTCACTTCGACAACCATAGTTCTTTTGTTTCCTTTCTTATCAATATACTTAACAAAAAAGTCTGGAAAATAACGATGGATGCGATTATCAATTGGAGAACGATAAGGAATCCAGAACTCTTCTGACTGCCACTCACTGATTGTCTCATTCAGATCACAGTAATTCATAAATTTTCTTTCCCACAAAGACCTATAAATAATATTTCGGGGATCCCCTTTATACTTTTTCGGGTATCTTGGGTAATATTTTCCTTTATATGACATACATATATTATCAGGATCAATTTAAACACTATTTAGATGGCAATAAGATCAGAAGATTTACACTTAAGTATACCTAATGCGAGTCCGATATTCTCCAAACTTGCGATATCAAGTCAATTTAAGGTGTCGTTAGACCTTGTTCGTAGGACTGCATCGGGTAATAATTTAGGTTTATTTGAATACTTAACTAACTGTGGATTGTTTAATGATACAACTTCTACATTTCAGAAGTATGATTTCTTGTGTTCTCAAGCATCATTACCAGGTGCCTCTTTTGATATCGCAGAAGAAATGGGTAGTCGTCAAGGGATGATTGAGAGATTTGCATCGAGAAGAATATATAATCAATTTGATTTAACTTTTTATATTGATAATGATTATAATGTATTACGCATGTTTGAAGAGTGGATGAATTATATTAACCCAGTATACAATGAATCAAATGGTAGATATGATGGTGCTGAAGGAAGTCAATTGGGTGCATATCAAGAAAGAAACACGTATTCAAGATTTAGATATCCAGATGATTATCGAAGAATGATAGCAATAACAAAGTTCGAGAGAGACTTTTTGCAGAATCCAAATGATAGAAATAACACATTCAAAAATATGCCACTGTTGACTTATCGTTTTATTGATACCTTTCCTGTTGATATTAATGCTGTTCCAATGTCTTATGATGGAAGTACTTTTTTACAAGTAACAGTTGTCTTTAGTTACTTAAGACACACAATTGAGAAGCATGGTAACGCTCAAAAATCAGTTAGAGAAAAACTTTTGAGTAATCAATTAACACAAGTAAATCCATTAGTGCCAAAAATCATTGGAAATGAAATTGCACCTAGCACAAATAGTCCTACACAAACTAAACCAGTTGGATATGTAAGTGGTAAACCATATTACGGGCCTTTCCACGAACATATGGGAGTGAAGATGGTGGGCGAAAGACATGCTCCTTATCCTCATGCTATAATATATGATACAGTTGGAGAGAGTTTACCTGACAGTGTAATTACTGGTGATCCAGTTACGGAAATAAATCCTGTTACAGAGCAACAAACTTCTGCTGGTGAAGGAACATCTCAAACAACTCAAACAACCGAGTCTAGTGGAGGTGGAACAACTACAACTGAAACCACAACAACAACTACAACTACTGACTCCTCTGGAGAAACCACCTCTAGCACTGAGAGTTCTTCTAGTTCTGGATCTGATGGTTCAAGTTCATATGGATCAAGTTCTTATGGTAGTTATTACGGTTACTAGAACCGTGCTATATACAATACTGAATAAAATATTATGCCTTTACCACAAATAGCGACCCCGACTTATGAGTTGGTTTTACCATCAACGGGAAAAAAAGTTAAATACAGACCATTCCTTGTGAAGGAAGAAAAAATATTAATTCTTGCATTAGAGAGTGAGGATCAAAAACAAATTACAAACGCAATCAAATCTACTTTAAAATCTTGTATTATGACAAGGGGTGTGAAAGTAGATGAGTTACCTACATTTGATATCGAATATATTTTCTTAAATATACGTGGTAAATCAGTAGGTGAATCTATAGATGTAGTTGTAACTTGTCCTGATGATAATGAAACAACTGTTGAAACTAAAATTTATATTGATGAAATACAAGTTAAAAAAGATGATAAACATAATTGTGATATTGAATTGGATGGTATACATACTTTGAGAATGAAATACCCATCATTGAATGAATTTGTTCAAACCAATTTTGGTATTGGTGATCAACAAATTAGTGTTGATGATTCTTTTAGTGTAATAACATCTTGTATTGATATGGTTTTTAGTCAAGAAGAATCATGGTCTGCTTCTGATTGCACTAAGAAAGAGTTGGATGATTGGTTAGGAACTTTAGATTCAAAACAATTCAAACAGATTGAAACTTTCTTTGAGACAATGCCTAAGTTATCTCACACAGTTAAGGTGACTAACCCAAAAACAAAAGTTGAAAGTGACGTGACGTTGGAGGGTATAACAAATTTTTTCGGATAGTTATGGCTCATATAGATCTTGAGTCATACTTCAAACTAAATTTTGCCTTGATGCAGCACCATAAATACTCTTTGACTGAAATTGAAAACATGATGCCTTGGGAGAGAGATATCTACTTGGGATTATTGAATCAATATATTGAAGATGAAAACTTAAAAGCAAAACAAGCAAATATGTAAATGCTTAAACCTTTAATCGCTACTAAAGTTGTAAATCCTATAAGTAGAGGACTGTTCACTGCTGCGAAAAATAGCGTGGGTAGAGTTCAAGAATCAACTCAACAGATTACAAAGGGTCTTAATAAGGATCAAAAGTTCCCTATGAATTATGTTGAATTTTTTGGTTCAAAGAAAACTGTAAAAATTCTAAGAAAGAATTTAAAATCGGTTAGAGACTCTTTAACAAGCACTTTTGGTTTTGTTAGCACCTTGACTAAGACTGTGGGTGGATTGTTTAAGAAGTTAGGGCCAGGTGGATTGTTTGCAGGTTTAGTGGGAACTATTGGTGCAACTATATTTGGAGGAATATTTGGTAAAGCATTATTGGTTACCCTTGCTGGATTAGCACTTGGTGGTATAGGATTTTTTCTAGTTCGAAATGCAGGACAATTTTTTAAATTTTTACGAGATAGAATTTCAGATTTAAGACCGATAGTTGAAGAGATTGTTGGTGATTTTGCATTAGGAAATTTCGCAAAACCAGGAGATGTAGAATCCGCAAGGGAACTTGATAAACAAGTTTCTTTAAGAGCTGACAAAATAATTCAAGAAAATCCAAATATTGATCCAGATGTAGCGTACAAGAGAGCACTTAATGAACAAATGAGTGTAATTGATAATGATATAGCACAATTACAAAAAGATAAAAATAACGCAAAAACTCCTCAAGAAAAGAATACTATTAATGATGCCATAAAGGCTTTACAAAGGGACAAAAGGTATTTAAAAACAGGAAAAGTAGCATCTGATGATGTAAATGATGACCTCGCAAGAAGATTGGTGACTCGTATGTTTGGTATTGACCCACAGGGAGGCATAGGATTTAGTGGTTATGATAATTTAAGTAAAGAGCAGAGATTAGAAAGATTGAATCGAGTTATGGAAGAAAATGATATAGCCAAACTTAAATTTGAAGCGATGAGATCAACAAATTTTAGAAATAGTGCTAGTTCTGATAGACTAAGATTTAATGTAGATTTATTAAATGCAATAAAAGCAAGAGAAAATGAAGAAGAATTTAGTGTAGATAATCTTCAATCTGATGCTGTTTTGAACAAAAATCTTATAGATGCAAACAGACAAATCTTAAAAGAGTTCAATGAAACATATTTAAAAATTAATCAATCTCCTAATAAAAAATCAAATATAAATGTTATTAATAATAATAATGAAAATGGAAATGTAGGAACAGTAAGTAATGGTGAAAAAATTATAGGTGATGGTGCAGATGGTGGATCTTTAGGTTTTTCTCTTTTAAGTCCCTTAAATGATGATTTTGTATTCGATAGAAACTCATCGAGGAATGTTTTTGGAGTTCACCAATAAGGATATATAAATGTTATTTTCAAGTTCACCAGTAAAAAAAATATCTGAAAAGATAAAACCAATTTCAGAATCGGGAAAGCGTAAAGTATCACGATTAAAGTTTGATAGAAAGAGTGATTACAAAACATTTTTAGACTTCATAAAGAAGAATACAAAAGATCTTGAAGAGCAACAAGTAAAGAAGGAGAAGACATCAAACAAAGGTGCATTTGGACTTATAGGTTTGGGTATTCTTGGTGGTGTTTTTGGTGGAGGAAAGAAAGATGATAACATAATCAAAGCAAGTTTAATTCCAAAGGCAATACAAAGGGCAAAATTAAACGCTGAAAAAGAGGCAAAGAAAAAAGGAAAGTCTGGTTCTGGTGTTGGAGCATCAGCAGCTCAATTTTTTAAAAAAATTACTCAATCAGATAAACCTTTTATACCTAAGAGAGACCCACAAACTTACAGTAAAAAAGGTGCTAATAAAAAAGAATATATTTTTAATAGGGAGAGAAGAAATAAACTTGCAAAATCAAAGGAAAGTGTTGTAAGTGAAGAGACAGTCTCTAATAAAAATAAAATAAAGAAAAAACTTGTCAATACGAAAGTGGCTGCTGAAATTGGTGGAAGTGGAACTGGTGGTGCTGGCGGTAATCGTCGTATGATAAATGTCAGTAAAACTTTTCCTGGAGATCAAATGGCTGCTAAAAAACCTCCAAGCACTTTGGGTAAAGTTGATGTTCCAGATGATATTAAAAAGGCAATGAAATTAACTGAAGACTTTGAATCAGGTAAAATAACAAGACAACAATATGATGCTGAAATGAATAAAATTAAAAAATTTAAACCACCTGATAAAACACCAAAAACTCTAGATCAAATTGCTAAAGATTTGGGTAAAGGTAAAAAAACTTTAAGATTCAATTTTCAAAGGGGTTATCAAACTAACCTTTTTGATCCAAGTGTTCCTTTCGGAAATATTACTGGTTCTGGTGATAGTGTAGTGACCTCTGGAGTAAATCCATTTAGGTTTGATCCTAGAGAACCGTTCATGGATGATGATGGAGGAAATCCTTTCAGAAATCAAGATAGAAAATTTAAACAAGGATCCTTGTTTGATAAACCAAAGACAAAAAAAACAATAGATAAAAATAGGTTATTTCAGGCACCAGATGTGCCTCAAGGTCAACCAAAATTAAGTGGGTTTGATAAGTTCAACAGATTCACAAGTCGTGTTATGAATAGTCCAGCCTATAAGTTTGGGTCATTCATAGGTGGACTGATGGCTAATTATAAACTTGAAATAATTAAACAGTTACTAACGCCAACACCTCTTGCCGATGGAACTATGAAAGGAAGATCAAATGTGATTCCTGCTGCAGAAGAACTTATGTTTAATGAAGATGCAGCAGTAAACATATTTAATTTTTCAGAGGGGCGTGAATCAATGATTCCACTTAGTTCTGATGTTAAATTACCTTCAGTATCTACACCAACAAATTTGATAAAACCAGAAAACAATGTATTTGTTGATTTTGAATTTGATGCAACTGAAGATTTATTCTTTATGAAAATGGCAGGTTCATAATGGCACAAACAGTTTTAGGTCTTGGGTATCAGTATTTTTTACTACAATCCCCATCAAAAAAGAATACAAATCCAGATAGTTTATTAGTAAATGAACCTGGTAGAAAAGTAAATTTAGATAATGCTTGTCAATCAATCGAATACTTTGAGGATATATTGACACCTTCAGTTTCGATGAAAATTGAGGTTGTATCAACAGTTAACATAGTAAGTGAACTAATGATCACTGGTGGCGAAATGGTGGCAATGGATATCCAAACTGGATCTGGTAGGTTTCAATTTGGTGAGATAGATGGTGATGGAAATATAATTCCTGGTCAAAACGAGTTGTACGTTTACAAAGTAAGTTCGATTGATAGTCAGAGACAAGCATCAAAATTTACTTTACACCTTGTTTCCTTAGAATATATGAGAAACGAAATCACTAGATGCAAAAAAAGATATGGAAAAGATGGAGAAACACCGTTACTAATCAGTGATATTGTAGATGAATTATTAATTGATAGTAAATTGTTGGATACATCTAAAGAAATATTTTCAGAACCAACATCAAATACCTATTCTTTTATGGGTAATTCAAGAAAACCACTCTATACAATACAGTGGTTAGGGCCAAAGTCAATATCAGAGGGAACTAAATCAGGAGAAGATGGCGAGGATGGAACCACTAACGGTAAAGCAAAAGGAACTACTGGTTTTATGTTTTATGAGAACAGAGCAGGATTTAATTTTAGAAGTATTAATAGTTTAGTTTCATCAACACAAGAAGGTGCAAAGAAGGCTGATGGAAAAACTGTAAACTTTAGTATACATGGAACTAAAAAACAACCGTATGTGTGGCGTGGTTTGGGTGCGATTGATAGTAACAAATTAGATGCTAACTTTCAAATCTTAAATTATGTCACAGAAAAAAATGTAGATATTCGAAAAGCATTAATAACTGGAATGTATGTAAATCAAACTCAATACTTTAATGTGTTGACACACGAAATGAGTTTCTATACTTACGATCTTGCCGATGAAATTGGAGATAAAAAATTAGCTGGAGATGATATTCCAAATGTTCCACAAGTCGATGGGGAGATATCTAGACTCATGTATAGAATATCTGACCACGGTAATACGGGACAAGGTGAAGATGGATTAGAACCATCTGGAGGTAAAAATGCTGATAGGACTGACGTTGCAAAATCTTTGGCAAGATATAATTTATTATTCACACAATCTTTAAACATTTCGATACCAATGAATGTAAATATGAAAGCAGGTGATATAATAAGGTGTAGTTTCCCCCGTCTAAATGATGGTGAACCCAAAGAACAAGATCAAAATTTAAGTGGTAAGTATCTAATACGAGCACTAAGACATCACATACAAACAAATTCGAATGTTACTTATCTTAAATTGATTCGAGATTCTTATGGAGTTTCAGAAGCATCAACTGATGAAACTACTCAAGTAGAACCAACATATGAAAGAATCAGAGAAAAACAGAGAAGACTTAGAGCAAACCAGTTTAAATAATTTGATGTATAATACTACAATAAATACTAATGTACATAGTACAAGGAGGAACAAATGAAAAGCATAGAAGACCACATCGAACATGATAAGGAAGTTCTTGCCGATCCAACTACTTCTGAACCAATGAAAAGACATATGCTTGAGGAGTTACACGAACTCGAAGTATATGCTGATCATCATCACGATGAGATTGAAGCAGGTGATCATCACGATCCTAATGTGTTAGAATTATTCTGTGAAATGCACCCTGATGAACCAGAGTGTTTAGTATATGACGACTAATGAGTTTAGATACCCTACAAACAATTAACTTTGCTGGTAAAGATGGATTCCAATGGTTTTTTGCGAAAGTTGTTCCGCAAGAACACTGGAAGGGAACTGCTGATGCCTTAAATTTTGATGGCAAACAAACACATCGAGCAAAGATAAGAGTTTGTGGGTATGACACTTTTGATGAAAGTGAACTACCTGACAAGGATTGTCGTTGGGCAAGGTTTCTTCCTTCTGGAGTTGTTGGTGATGGATCATCAGGTCTTGGAGAAACTTTATGTCTTGCTGGTGGTGAAACTGTTTTGGGGTTTTTTGCTGATGGCCCTGATGGTCAGATACCAATGATTTTTTCAGTGTT